TTATTACCCTACCGATGAAGATTGGAGGAACCATATATATAAGCAACTGGTATCTTTTAAAAGAGATACTATTGTTGATAGAAGAATAAAGGTAATAGGTCAATCAGCACATGGATTGAACCTTGCGTGGTCATTTATGGAACACGCTTGGGGAATCAAGTGTGGTAAGATGAACACTCCTATGGAGATTTGGAATAGTGAGGAACATCTGAAAAAAGGACTTGCCAAGATTCTATCGGGCACTTTCTTTCCGAAGAAGCTTGCTCACAAAATCACCGAGTCTGACATGAGAAGTATGTTGAGGCGTTATTCTGGTACCCAGATGGTGTCAAATTTCAGACCAACGGCAGCGGCGGCGATGTACGATATATTCGTAGATAAAGATAGTCCATTAGAGGGGACTGAAGCCGGCACAGTATGGGATCCAAGCATGGGATACGGTGGTAGATTACTAGGGGCTATAGCCGCCGGTGTTAATTATATCGGTACTGACCCGTGTGTTCCGACATACGAGGGGTTAAAACAAATCAGAGATACTTATGGTCATTCCCATAAGACATATACATTACTCAGACAGGGTAGTGAAACTTACATACCACCAGAAGAAAGTTTAGATTTTGTCTTTACTAGTCCACCTTACTTTGCTTGGGAAGCATATGGTGATGAACCAGAACAATCCAGTATCAAGTTTAAAACAGCTGATGTTTGGAAAGAGAAGTTTTTAAAACAGACTATCGCCAACGCACACCATGGTCTTAAAACAGGCAAATATCTTGCACTCAATGTTGCAAACACAAAACAATATAAAACTTTCGAGGAAGATACAGTAGCACTTGCAAAAGAAGTGGGATTTGAACACACCGATACTTGGTGGTTAGCATTGAGTACTCAACAAGGCGGTTCTGCTGTTGCAACGCTAGATGGTGATGTTACAGAAACCAAACAGAAACAGAAATATATGGGCGAGTATATTCGGCCCGAAATTCCAGGTCGCAAGTTTGAACCAACTTTTATCTTTAAAAAGTAGATAGATGGCGGACTTAAAGCCCGCCCTATTGATTATTTAATAGTAAACACCTTTGGTTTCTTTTCATCTGGAATTATTTTTTCCAAACTAACAGAAAGTAAACCGTCTTTTAGGTTTGCACCTTTGACTACAACATCATCTGCAATAGTAAAGTTTCTAGTAAAAGACCTTTTAGAGATGCCTTGGTGTATGATTTTTTCATCTTTGTCCAAAACTTCTTCTTTTTTGTCTACTGATTTAATAGATAAACGATTCTCAACCGATTTAACTTCAATATCTTTTTTACCAAAACCAGCAACCGCCAACTCGATTACATAATCGGTGTCGTTTATTTTGCGAATGTTGTAAGGTGGATAATGATTTATAGACGAACTGTTAAAAGATAACATTCTGTCAAAGTCATTAAAAAGATTATCAAAACCAATTGAAAATGGTTTGAAAGGTTCCCAATTAGTGTATTGGGCTAGCTCATGTCTTGTCATGTTTTTCTCCTTATATTAAGCAAGATTGTAAAATGATACCTCACCATTGAGCGTATCACTAATATTTATAAAAATTCCATGTACATTTTGAAATTTTTATGGGAATATTATATCATAGTTGGCTTATTCTGTCAAGCATATCAAATAAAGTTGAATTCAATTCAACCTAAGGTGAATATTTTTCGAGAAAAAAGATGGAAAAGTCCTTGACATTTGTCCGAAACTAGTGTAAGCTGTACATATATGATGAAAAAGGGTGATAAAAATATGAGTAAATTTGAGTTCAATAAAGAAGCAAAATCATATCTTGCAAAATTACTTGCTACTGAAAATCTTACAGTAGAACACAGAAAAGTAAAAACTGCATATTTTGATTTAGAAAAAAGATTACTTGTCGTTCCTATTTGGAAAGAGATGAATGTTGATATTTTAGATTTACTTCTTGCCCACGAAATTGGTCACGCTCTTTACACTCCTCAAGATGAGTGGAAAGAAGCTATTGACAAAAAGATTCCTCATTCATTTTTGAATGTTGTTGAGGATGCTCGAATTGAAAAACTAATTAAAAGAAAATATCCAGGATTATCTCAATCGTTTATTAAAGGTTACAGAGATTTAATCGCTAATGATTTTTTCAAAACTGCTGATAAAGATGTCAATGAAATGTTATTGATTGACCGATTGAATATGCATTTTAAATCTAGTCATGTTGAATCCACTATCGAATTTAATGATGATGTTGAATTAGAGTTTGTTGACCGAATGGCGAATGTTGAAACATTTGCTGAAGTTGAGGTTCTTGCTAAAGATTTGGCAGAATATTGTAAAGGCGAATCTGAATTGAAAAGTTTGGATGACCACGATTTTGAATCTATTTTTGGTGATGATGGTGAAGATAATACCGAAGGCGACGCTGATGATGGCGACAACAACGGCAACGGCGACGCTGATAAGAATGACGGCGACGGTGAAGAATCTGATGAAAATTCAAATTCAGGTTCAAGTAAAGATGGTGAAGAAGGTGATGAAGAAGGTAAAAATGATGAATTTACTGATTCAAGTGGCGACCAATTTGATACATCAAATGACGGTGTTGCCCCAGGTGATTGGTATCCATCTTCTGAAACAGATGATGCTTGGGAAAACCGAAAGAGTGATTTAATAGATGAAAAATCTAAAGATAATGTTTATTTTCATGTTCACGAATTTAAAAACTTGAATGAATATGTATTTGATTACAAACGAGTTTTACAAGATTTTAGAGATAACAAGAATGACCGTGATAACCGACATAGTTATTACAAAGAGGCTTGGGTAGAGTTAGTTGCTGATTACAAAAAGTTTCAGAAAAAACAAAGTAAGGCAGTTAATTATATGGTCAAAGAATTTGAACTCAAGAAGGCCGCAACTGCTCATAGTCGTTCAATGCAGGCAAACTCTGGCGTTGTTGACCCACTTAAATTACATAGTTACAAATTCAATGATGATATTTTCAAAAGATTGACAGTTACTCCTGATGGCAAAAATCACGGATTGATGATGTTTATAGATTGGTCAGGAAGTATGTGCGATAAACTTGAAGCAACAATTCACCAGTTAATGAACCTAACAATGTTTTGTAGAAAAGTTTCTATCCCATTTGAAGTTTATGCTTTCAGTAATAACACAAGCTATAACAGAGTTTGGGTTGAAGGCAAAGATGAAAAACAGAGAATATATCCTAATGTAGATTATCAAAACGGCGATATAACAATTGATAGGCAACTTACATTGCTGAATTTAATTTCTTCAAAAATGTCTGCTAAAGAATATGAAGAAGGTATGACTAATTTATATTTCGTTTCGATAAAATATGGATATGACCCTTATTCATATCGTAGAAGAAATTATGATTATGAAGCTGCAAAGGCAGAACAATGGAAAGGTGATTTAATGGGTATACCGTTGGGATACAACCTTAGTTCTACTCCATTAAATGATTCAATAATGGCTGCAATGAAGATGGTTCCCGCTTTTAAGAGAAAATATAATATTGATAAAATGAATACTGTATTTTTAACTGATGGATGCTCAGATGGTGGTGAAAAAATTGTTGTTACGGATTCAAAAGAAATTGAAGATGGTGCGGTAGAGAGTTCCGGAAGTGGTTGGTGGGGCAGAAGAAGTGGTCAAGAAGGATTGCATTTTAAAGATTTTAATTCTTGGCAAGTTAATAAACTAATGACCGACAGACTTACTAAAAAGACCTTTAAAGTTGGTGATAATCGGGACGGATTAACTGATGCTTTGTTAAAGATTTTGAAATTACGAACTGGTTCTAAAGTTCTTGGGTTCTATGTTGCTGAAAAAACTACTATTGACGCTGGAACTTTAAACAGATATTTTCCAGAGAATAATTATTATGCTGAACCTGGTGTTAAACTTTATGATAGAAAAAAAGTTAAGGCTGAATTCAGAAAAAACAAATGTTTAGTTGTTACAGAAAAAACAGGATATGATGAACTTTATCTCCTTGCTGGGGGTAATATGAAAGTTTTAGATGGTGAAATGGCGACACCATCTGAAAATGCTAAAAAGGGTGAAATAAAAAGATTGTTTGCTGGTTCTCTAAAGGCCAACAAATCAAGTCGAGTTGTTCTAAACAAGTTTATTTCAAAAATCGCCTAAAATGGGAAAAGTCATGAAAATGGAAGATATAAAATTAAACCCACGCCAAGAACGATTTGTTAAATTGGCGAATGACGAGGGTTTTACTAACAGAATTTCTCGAAAAGATATTATTATTCTACAAGCCAAATATGGTATTAAAAAACCTACTTGGTTGATGAAAAATACTACTTACCGATATTCTAGAGGAGTTTATAAATTGCCTTCTTTATTGTCGGTAGAGGAACATATTCTGAATATGGTTAAATCTTATGGTGAAAATGATTAAGTTGAATTCAATTCAACCTAAGTTGTCCATTTTTCATCCGAAAAGATGGAATAATCCTTGACTTTGAGATGAAAAGAGAGTAAAATAGGACTTGAAAGATTGAGAAATACTAATTACATTATGAAAGGAAAAAATATGAAAAATTTAAATGCGACACAAACCGAACAAGTAGAAGCTCTGTTCAAACATTATGGACGAACTGAACTCCATCGTTCTGAAATTAACGATTTTGTCAAGTCTGGCAAAATTAAAAATCCAAGTTGGTTAAAAAACGACAAATATAAAGTTTCTCGTGGAATTTATTCATTGCCGATTGAGGGCAATGATTTCTCACCAACGCTTACTGATGTTCCACTAGTTGAAGAAACTCCAAAAAACGAAACGGTCAATCAGGCCGCATTTGTTGTTTCAAGTTTAGTTGGCAACATTGTTCCTGAAAAAGACCCAGTTTTTGTTCCTTGGGGATATTTTAGAGATATTAAAAAGATTGTTACTTCAAAACAATTTTATCCAATATTCGTTACCGGTCTTTCTGGTAATGGTAAAACTATGAATGTTCAACAGGCTTGCGCTCTGGCAAAACGAGAGTGTATTCGAGTTAATATTACGATTGAAACTGATGAAGATGATTTGCTTGGTGGATATCGATTGCAAGACGGTCAAACTGTCTGGCAGAACGGACCGGTTATCGAGGCAATGGAACGAGGTGCTCTATTGTTGCTTGACGAAATTGACCTTGCTTCAAATAAGATTATGTGTCTACAACCAATCCTTGAAGGCAATGGAGTTTTTCTGAAAAAGATTAACCGATTTGTTAAACCTGCTAAAGGGTTCAATGTGATTGCTACTGCTAACACGAAAGGTCAAGGTTCTGATGATGGTAAGTTTATCGGAACTAACATTCTGAATGAGGCGTTCCTTGAACGATTCCCAATTACTATCGAACAGGCTTATCCTTCAAATAAGATTGAAAATAAAATCTTAATGAATGTAATGTCCGACAAAGGACTTGCTTCTGCTGTTGATAGTGCGTTTGCTAAAGATTTAGTTACTTGGGCAGATATAATCCGTAAAACTTTTTATGAAGGCGGAGTTGACGAATTGATTTCAACTCGCCGTTTAGTTCATATCGTTGAGGCATTTTCAATTTTCAAAAACAAAATGAAGGCAATTGAAATGTGTACTAACCGATTTGATTTGGATACTAAAACTTCGTTTTTAGATTTATACACCAAGATTGATGGTGGCGAAGATGTTTCAAGTTGGTCAAGTTCAGGCGATTTAGAACCAGAAGTTGAATCCGATGATGATGAGGACGGTAATGTGAATTACTAAAAATTCATTTTTCATAATGTAACGAGTGGGCGGTTAATCCGCCCATTTTTTACATATATGCTTGACAGAACCAACAAAATAGAGTATAATAGTTAGAAAACAAACTCAATACTGATGTTGCCAAGTGTTGAGTTATGATTATCCGGCAACAAACTGACTTGAAGGAGTTATACAATGGCATATAAAAGGCTAACGAAAAAACAAAAGGTATTAAATCTTTTGGCGAAAGGAAGACCAGTAACATGGACATCCTTGAGAACAAGGTTTGATTTGACATCACCACGAGCAATGATTGACCAATTGCGAACTGAAGGACATATGGTGTATATTAACACAACACCAACTGGCACTACATATCGTATGGGTAGACCAACTAAATCAATTATCGCTGCTGGTGTTGATAAAGTATTTTATTTTGGTAAAGATGAAAAGACTACCAATCTAAACGAAATTGTTGCCGCTGGTATCGAATCTTTATACGGCACTCAAAAATACGCTTATTCTAACCAATAAAGTATTTTGTTGTATAAATAGGAGTGATAGGCTGCTCGTAAGTCCTATCAATTCGAGGTAGAGTGTCATCCGCAATGACACCGCATATAAGGTTTCGAGTAGTTTCTCCTTTCAAGAAAAACTACTCACTTTTTACTTGACAATATTATAGGAAACATAATGAAATTAAATCAAAACACCCAAGATATTCTTAAAAACTTTTCTGAGATTAATACAAACATATTAATCAAACCAGGAAGTGAATTGAATACAATCTCCACTATGAAAAACATTTTAGCCAAGGCAACTATCAATGAAAGTTTTGATAAAGAATTTGGCATTTATGATTTGAATGAATTTCTTTCAGTAGTATCAAGTTTAGATAAACCTGAATTGACACTACAAGAAAAACATATGACAATCTCAACCGAAGGCAGTCGTTCAAAAGTTAAATACTTTTATTCAGACCCATCGGTAATCGTTTCACCAACTAAAGATGTGAAAATGCCAGAATCAGATGTAACATTTAGTTTATCTGAATCCAATTTGAAACAACTATTAAAGATGGCTGCAATTTTAAGTTCGCCTGACCTTGCACTAGTTGGCACAAAAGGTGGCGATGTTGTTTTGAAAGTGTGTGATAAGAAAAATGATACATCAAATAAATTTGATATTGTTGTTGGTGAAAATGCAACAGCAAACTATACTTTCTATTTCAAAGTAGAAAATCTTAAAATGATATCTGGCGATTATGATGTTGCCGTATCATCAAAGTCTATTGCTCATTTCACAAACACAAAACTTCCAATTGAATATTGGATTGCACTTGAACCAGATAGTGTGTTTGACGCTGGTTAATTTTTTAATATTATGAACAAGGTGAATTATGAGTACAGACTTCCTATGGGTCGAGGAGTATCGGCCTAAAACAATTGATGATTGTATATTACCACAATCTCTAAAAACATTATTTCAGTCCTTTATCAAAAAGGGCGAAGTATCTAATCTATTATTTTCTGGTACACCAGGCGTTGGTAAGACCACAGTCGCAAAAGCATTATGTGAAGAAATGAATTGCGATTGGATTATGATTAATGGTTCCGAAGAAGGCGGCATTGATGTTCTCAGAAATAAAATCAAAAACTTTGCTTCAACAGTATCATTATCTGGTGGTAAAAAGGTAGTAATACTAGACGAGGCAGATTATCTGAATCCACAATCAACACAGCCTGCACTAAGAGGTTTTGTTGAGGAGTTTCACAAGAACTGTCGGTTCATTCTGACTTGTAATTTCAAGAACAGAATTATCGAACCACTTCACAGTCGATTTTCAAATATCGAATTCAGAATTAATCCTAAAGATAAAGGCAAGCTTGCAACGAAGTTATTTGAAAGAGTAACATATATTCTTAAAGAACAAAATATAGAATATGAAGAATCGGTCGTTGCAGAATTAATCAAGAAACATTTTCCAGATTTCAGAAAACTTATAAATGAATTACAAAGATATTCAGTAAGTGGAGTTATTGATGCTGGTATTCTTGTAAATGTTTCAGACGAAAATCTAAAGACACTAGTAGCACATCTTAAAACTAAAGAGTTTGGCAATATGAGAAAATGGGTTGTGAACAATCTTGATAACGACCCTGTTAAAATCTTTAGAAAAATCTATGACAGTATGTATACAAATTTGCAACCAGAAACGATACCTCACGCTGTTCTGATTATTGCTGACTATCAATATAAATCTGCTTTTGTGGCAGACCAAGAGATTAATCTTGTGGCGTGTTTGACTGAATTGATGTCGCAAGTTAAATTCAAATGAGTTATGAATTAAAAGAATATCTGAACGCCATCAATCACACAAAAAAGAATGTGATGGCTTCAGAAGATACAATGTGGGTTAAAAAGTACCCTGCATTTATAGTTAATAAAATGCTGTCTGGCTTTCAAGACACCATAATGCTTGTCAACGAAATGAATAGAAATCATTTTCTTGATAAAGATATGCAATTTCAATTTCTACTAAATAGTATTAGAAGTAAAAAAAGGTATAGTCCTTTTTTGAGAGCTAGTAAACTAAAAGATATTGAGTGTGTAAAGGAGTATTATGGATATAATAATGAAAAGGCCAAAACTGCTCTTGATTTACTCACCAAGCAAGAGTTGAAATTAATTAAAGAAAAATTATATAAAGGTGGGAAAAAATGAATGAATTAGATAATACTTGGCATCCGGAAAGGATGTTGGAAGTCCAATTAAAAGAGCCAGACGATTTCCTAAAGGTTCGAGAAACATTAACAAGAATTGGCGTTGCCTCGAGGAAAGACAAAAAATTATTCCAATCGTGCCACATTCTTCACAAACAAGGAAGATATTTCATAGTCCATTTTAAAGAGTTATTTGCATTAGATGGTAAGTTTGCAAATTTTTCAGAGAATGACATTGAAAGAAGGAATACTATTGCTCAATTATTGAGTGATTGGGGTTTGGTTTCTATATTAAATAAAGAGAATGCTCAAAACAAAGCACCTCTATCACAAATCAAAGTTCTGGCGTTCAAAGAAAAGGACGAATGGGACTTACAAGCAAAATATAACATAGGCAAAAAAACGGAAGATGGAGACACCGAAGTTTAGAGAATTTATATCTGAGGCGAAAGAAGAACCATATCGTTTGGTTATTCTTTCACATGATGATGCCGAGGACCCTAATAAAACAGGAGACCTAATAAGAGAAAAGGCCAAGAAACTTGGTATAGAATGTATATTGGGAGAATTTGTTGGTGCTTATACTGATACTAAAGATGGTGAATTATATATTTACACATTTCCAGTAGAAAAGGGCGGCGCTGTTGCTCAACCCGACCCTAAAAAGGAAATGAAATATGATAAACCTTTCAAATTAAATCCAGAAAACACAATTATAATGTCAAGAGGACTTGGAACACCAGGTGTTTCTGGTAATAAATCTTGGTATGATATGATAAAAGATTTTGAACACAGAGGATTTACAGTTATCAATACAAACAAGTGCCACGACATTTGCTCTGATAAAGTAATGAATCAGATTGTTTTTGAAAGACACAATATACAAACACCAAAAACAGTTAGAATATGCCACTCAGAAGGTTCAGAAAAAGCATTAGAAGATTTAGATAGTAAATTTCCTATCATATTAAAAACTGGTACAGGCTCACGAGGAGTTGGAGTTATTCTAGTTGAAAGTGCTGCCTCATTACAATCAATCGTACAGTTATTGTATAGAGAAAATGAATTTATTGACATCATCTTACAAGAACAAATTGAAACCGATTATGATGTAAGAGTAATTATTTGTGGCGATGAAGTTGTGGGTGTAATGAAAAGACCTATTGTTAAAGGAGATTTCAGAAGTAATGTATCACAAGGCTCAGACCCAGTACCACACAAATTAACCGAATTAGAAAAAGAAGAATCACTAGCGGCTGCAAGGGCGGTTGGTGGTATTGTAGTTGGAGTAGATTTTATTCCAGCGAAGAATAGAGAAAAAGATAGACCTTATTTTATTGAAGTCAATTCAACGCCAGGTTTAATCGGCATTGAAGAAGCGTTAAAGTCAAAAGGCAGTATCGTAGAAAAGATATTGACGAAACTACACGACAGAAGTTTGTGGGCAAACACTTGACAAAATCAATAAACTAGAGTATAATTATGTTAAACAATGACAAGGAGTGAAATATGGCAAAAAATCATCAAACAGAAAACCCATTATATAAAGCATTAATGAAACGAGCAGAGGCTGAGGTAGCAACTGCGGTCGCTTCATTAGTGATTCATTTTGATAGTCCAGCATCAGGTGAAAGTTTGAAATCAATGGAACATCTACTGACCCAAATATCAACAGCAGAACAAAGAATTGAAACATTAAACAACCACTTTAATAATACTCAAATATAATTAATGAAGTTCTACACAAGTGTTCTGCCATTTAGGGGACGGTTGTTAGTTCGTGGTGTTGATAAAGACGGCGCTCAAAAAAAATATAGAATTAATTATAAACCATCTCTTTTTATTCCGACTGCAAAAGAGTCGGATTATAAAACATTGGATGGTCGAAATGTTGCTAAGATAAAATTTAATAGTATTCCTGAAACTACAAAGTGGATTAATGAATACAAAGATGTTACGAATTTTGAATATTTTGGCAATACAAGACACCAATATCCATTCATTGCGGAAGAATTCCCTGGGAAGATTGATTGGGATTTAAAACAAATCAAATTACTTTCAATCGATATTGAGTGTGAAAGTGAAAATGGTTTCCCAAGTCCAGATAAAGCAGATGAACCTTTAATCTGTATCACAGTAAAAGACCACACATCAAAAAAGATTATTGTTTTCGGTATGGGCAGCTTTGTCAATGACCGAGATGATGTTCAGTATATTGATTGTGTAACTGAAACTAATTTAGCAGAAACATTTACAAGATTTTGGGTTGAATACAATCCCGATATTATCACAGGATGGAATGTAAAGTTCTTTGATATCCCATATTTGTTTAATCGGTTCAAATATCTTTTAGGCGATGATTGGATTTTACAATACAGTCCGTGGGGTGTGGTCGAACAGCGAAGTACAAGAATTACTGGCAAAGGCTATAACAAACAAGAAAACTTTTATGATATTTTGGGAGTTGATGTTCTTGACTATCTTGATTTGTATCGCAAACACACATTCGTTAGGCGTGAAAGTTATAAACTCGATTACATTGGTGAAGTCGAGCTTGGTCAAAACAAGTTAGATAATCCATACGATACTTTCAAAGAATTTTATCAGAACGATTATCAACGATTTGTAGAATACAATATACAAGATGTTGAGTTAGTCGATAAATTAGAAGATAAAATGCAATTGATTGCTTTGCATTTGACAATGGCTTACGAAGCGAAAGTTAATTATCAAGATGTGTTTGGTCAAGTTAGAATTTGGGATTGTATTATCTATCATCATTTACGGTCAAAGAATATTGTTCCGCCAGCAATCACAGAATCGAAAGAATCTTTTGGTTATGAAGGTGCATATGTAAAAGACCCTGTTATTGGATTTCACGATTGGATTGCAAGTTTCGATTTGAACAGTCTGTACCCACATTTGATTATGCAGTACAATATATCTCCAGAAACAATGGTTGGGTTTGACCCCAACCGAGTTAATGTGGAAAATATGTTGAATCAAAAGTCCGATTTGTCTGACTTAGATGGTAAAACGATAACACCAAACGGCGCTCAGTTTAGAACAGACAAACGAGGGTTTCTTCCAGAATTGATGGAGACGCTTTATCAAGAACGAGTTGTTTATAAAAAGAAAATGTTGGAAGCAAAAACGAATTACCAACAAACCGGAGATAAAAAGTATTGGTTTGAGATTGCTAAGAATCACAACATTCAGTTGGCGAGAAAGATTGCATTGAATAGTGCTTATGGGGCTATCGGCAATCAGTACTTTAGATATTTTGATGTTCGCCACGCAGAAGGTATTACAACAGCAGGACAATTAACAATTCGTTGGATTGAAAGAGATGTCAATGAGTTTTTAAATAAGATGTTAAAGACAACAAATGTATCCTATGTTGTGGCATCCGATACAGATTCTATCTATATTCGTTTGGGGGAAGTTGTCAATCGAATATTCAAAGACACATCTGATACAAGAAAAGTTGTTAGAATAATGGACAAGTTTTGTGAAGAAACGATACAACCACAAATCGATAAGTCGTTTGATAAACTTGCCAAATATGTAAATGCATATGACCAAAAGATGATAATGAAACGAGAAGTTATCGCAAACAAGGGCATTTGGACTGCAAAGAAAAGATATATTTTGAATGTGTATAATGAAGAAGGTGTTGAATTAAAAGAACCTAAATTGAAGATTATGGGTATCGAGGCAGTTAAAAGTTCTACTCCTTCAGCTTGTCGAGATAAAATTAAAGAAGCATTAAAAGTTATTATGAATAAAGATGAGCAGGCGTTGATTCAATTTATAGATGATTTCAGGCAAAAATTTAAGAAGTTACGACCAGAAGATATTGCTTATCCTCGTTCTTGTAATAATCTTAAAAAGTATAGTTCGAGAACAACGATATACAAGAAGTCGTGTCCAATTCATGTGAGAGGTTCTTTGTTATATAATAATTTATTGGAGAAAAAGAAATTAAAAAAATATGAACAAATTCTAGAAGGCGATAAGATTAAATTTATTCAATTAAAAGAACCAAATCCGTTGAGAGAAAATGTAATATCTTTTATTGGGACTTTGCCAAAAGAATTTGGTTTACACAATTATATTGATTATGATAATCAGTTTGATAAATCGTTTTTAGAACCATTGAGGTTTATTGTTAATGCAATCGATTGGAGTTTTGAAAGACAATCAACTTTGGATGATTTTTTCTAATGACAGATGAGGAAATAAAAGATTTTATTAAGTATTTTAAAAATGAAATACCAGACCCCAATCATCACCCTTTAAAGGTGATATGGTTAATGAGATGGTATCAATCAATTGTTTTGAGGAATAGAAGATTAAGTGAAGATACAAACAACAACAGCAGTTAAAACAGCGAATATTATTATTGATTTTTTTAGTAATATTGACCGAATTGATGATTACTTTCGGTTAAGAAAGATTGAAAGAGTTAAGGATTTGCCAGTACCTATTCCTGGTTTTGGTTTAGAAGATGATATGTTTCAAGATTATGATATGTATCCTGAGGATATGGACATTGAGGTTGCTCAGATTGACAATCAAACATTTAATGCAATGCTTGAGAAGGTTGCTAGCTTTAGTCCAGACCAAGCTCCAGGCAAAGAACTTAAACTAGTCGTTAAAGAAAAAAATACAAACACTATGTTGGGTTTTATTAAATTAGGTTCGCCTATTATTAATTCTAAACCAAGAAATAATTATCTTGGCGATGTACCAGAATTGACAATTTTTAATCAAAGAGCAATAATGGGATTTGTTATTGTTCCGATACAACCGTTTGGGTTTAATTATCTTGGTGGTAAATTGTTGGCGCTGATTTGTTGTTCTCATAAAGTTAGAGAAATGATAAATGAAAAATATGATACAGAATTCTGTTTGTTTGAAACTACAAGTTTATATGGTAATATTAAAGGTACATCAATGTATGATGGACTAAAACCATTTTTGAGATTTAAAGGAGATACAGAATCTAAGTTTGTACCAACACTTGGCGAAGAGGCTTATGCTTCGTGTAAGAAAATTATTGAAGATGATGTTCAAGACGAAATAATACACAAAGATGCTTCAAGCCGTAAGTTAAAGATTACTACAAAAATGATTTCATTAATTAAAATTTCGCTAAGAGAATCAGATATAGATTTGTATGAAAAGTTTGTGTCTGCTATTACAAAAGCAGAAGGCGTTACCACACAGAAAAGATTTTATATGTCTGATTATGGTTTTGAAAATACAAGAGATGTATTATTAGGAAAAACAGATACTTTAATTAAAGGTCAGAATTATCATAAACACGATTTAGAAAATATTATTAATTGGTGGAAGAGAAAGGCGACAAACAGATATAATAATTTGAAGGCAAATGATAAAGTGAGAAAAGAATTAGAAGTATGGAATGCTGAAACTATGAATAAAATTGATATAATAAGATGAACCTTTTTAACTTAGATAGACAATTAAACAAAACTGTTAGAATACTTTTATATCCTAACATTACTTTTCATAAAGATTTGGAAAAAGATTCCTATATTCAGGTTATTAAAAATCAAATTAAATTGTTAAATGAAATTCGTGATGATTT